CTCCCTAGCCACCTCAGCGAACTCCGCCTCTGTCTCAGCTTTGGCAAACTTTTGAACCTCAATACCACACGACTTGGCTCGGGACAAAATCTTTCTTCGCAAGGTAGCCTTCTCACCAGCGGTTAAACCTTTGGATTGATTGAATCTGGCCATCGCATTCCGAACACGGCCACACGTGTCCAGAGGGAACTTCCTCTTTCCAGGAACTCCAAACGTACTATCCGGAAGAGCCTTCCTTTGCTTGGTAGTAATCTTAGCAGCCTTAGCATACATCTCTTCCAGTTCTTCTTCCATGCCTTCTCCAGGGAGCATGTCAGGATACGAAGACAGCAAACTCTTATACATCCAGACCCTCTTATCATGCCCCAAAATCAGGCCATCCAGCATAGCCAGGGTGTTGTTGTCTCCCATTTCCTGCGCTACCTTCTGGACGGTTCGGGCCTCAGAGGACATGTGCTCGTGGTCTCTTAGCCATTCGGCTACCATCTCTTTCCAAGTGAGAACTGCGTTCTGATCAGAGATGCTAGTTATCTTAGCAAAAACAGAAAGGCTGCCTGGAACGGAAAAACCGAGAGCCCGGGCCCTTTCCGCTGCCAAGTCCGCGTGACACAGGAGGTCCCCATAATCGGCCCCAAACATGCCGTGGATTTGCTCGAAATTTTCACCTACAACATTCCAGTGGAAGCCATAACCCTTGACTGCCATAGTCACATAGTCTGCCACCAAATGTGTTAGGAGGTTGGATAGTTTTTCCCGATCGGCTGGGGAGGCGTTGAAAGCCTTCTCCGGCATAACACCTACCCCTGGAAGAAGCGTATCGGGGGTAGAAGCGAGCAGGCTCTTAAACATCCAAGCCCTCTTCTCATGGAATAGAATCTTACAGTCCAGCATAGCCAGAGTGTTATTGTCTCCCACTTCCTCTGCCAACTTCTGGACAGAGCGAGCTTCAGCAGATAGGTGCTCATGGTCCTTTATCCACTCTTGTACCATGGCCTTCCAAGCGGGGGCCTTGTCTTGATCAGAAATGCTAGTTACCTTCATGAAAGAAGATAGGCTGGCAGGGGCGGAAAAACCGAGAGCCCTTACTCTTTCTGCCATCAAGTCGGCCTGTTCCAGCAAACACCCATAGTCCTCACCGAACATCCCATGTAGCTGCTCGAAAGTAGGGGCTACAACATTCCAATGGAAGTTATACCCCTTTACCGTCATGGCAAAGTTGTCAGCAACTAAATGAATGAGGCCATTGGCTAGCTTCTCTCGGCCGCGAGGGGAAATGTTGAAGGCTTTCTCAGACATATCGAAACCGGCCTTCATGACGGTGTCCTTATTAAGAGGAATACACTTCCTCAGCTTATAATCAAACATCATCCCTGTAGGACACGCGTGGTTAACAGTGTCTCTTCGGCCCTCAGGCTGCATAAGAGTAATCTCTTTATGCCCCCCGGAACCAGGGGCGGCCGCATCTTCTACTTCCTCTTCAACGATTTCGCCCTCTTCGGTGCGGGCAAAATCTTCTGCATCCTCTTCCTCAGCATCTTCAACGGTGATGCATTTTCGCTGGATAAAAGAGAAGGTGGTGCCTTCGGCGCAGCTTTCCGGTTCGTCCATTTCCTCAGCGTCCAAAGCTGCTTCCTTTTCTTCGCTGGCAAAGGTGGTGTTGGTCTTATCGACCTCTCCTCGCCATTCGGGCCCGTAGTCAACGTTCTGGCTGCGGGTAAAAGCGGTATGATCAAGACCACTTATGGGCAGGCACCTGCCGCTGCCGGGGTCTCTTCGGTGTCCTTCTGGACAATCTTCGCCTACAGTTAACGCAAAGTCCTTCATCTCTTTGAGAAGGCTTGCAACCTCTCCTGTTTCAGCGTTCTTGTCTACGCTTTTATCTACCATGGTATTTCTATACCTCCTTGACGTAGCTTAGTCCTAACTTACGTTAGGCTTGCGTGGCTTAGTATTTGGTTTAGTGGACCTCTGACGTGGTTTACCGCCGCCCTTTCGGGGACGGCCCTCGCTGGGGGTTCCCTTCGGTGTTCTTTGAATCTTCTGAATATTAGTTTGAACCATCTTTTCAATATTCTTCTGGAGAGCATCCAAATCCTTCTGAGTTACAGTTGTCGGCTTTCCACCCGGAGTAGTGTCCTTGTCAGCCGGCGGAGTTTCGGCCGGTAAAGCCTTCGGGTTGTACGGAGAACCGATAATGCCCAACGTTCCGTTTTGAACCAAAGGCTTTTCCTGAAGGAAGTTAGCCAACTCGTTAGCAAAGTCAAACCCAAGCTTCTCAATACCCGTCTCGTAAGACAAAATTCTCCGGTCGATCATGCCCTGGATAACGCTCATCATCATGACTTCGTCCTTGAGAGCATTCTCGTCGAAGCGGACGGACGGGTAACGAGTAAAGCCCATAGCTAAGGCTACTTCCTCATACTCGTGATCTATCCAACGCTTCACACATCGACGCGCATAGTTAACTTCCTCTCCAAAACCTTTCAGGGCAGCCGCAATTGCTGCGGAATTGGTTTGCAACTTCCCGTCTATAAGCGCCCTGGTTACCCCAAAAGACTCACTTAGATCGTCATTAACCTGTGCGAACTTTTCTTGTCCCAAAATCTCGCTGATTTCTGGGAAAGTAATCTTTTCAATCTGTAGAGTATGGTTCCAAATAATATCGAAACTCTTACCGGAGGTGTCAAACAGCCGGGCTATGGTCTCCAACTCCGATTGGTTAGTAACAGGATGCTGGTCGTTACCAATGGTAATCTTGAGGATGTAGTTGGTGATGCCGTCTAAGGTAGAATAATCGGCCTTCTTCAACTCTTCCTTGTAGTTCATGTCGTCGAAAGTACGGGCAACCCGAGGCATGGGGTAGCGCTCATAATCCTGTCGACGATAGTCGCACCTACCCACCAGCTCCGAAGGCAGCCGTACCGGCTGGCTCTTTGTCACCTCGTCTCGGAATTCTTTGGGAAGCTGAGAAATAAACTTCTTCTGCTCTTGTGTTAGTTTTGAGGAACTCTTAAGCATATCCCCCAACTCTTTGAAAGCCGACGGCTTTAGATAAGTCTCCTGCTGATCAAACAAGAGCGATCCCCGGATCTCTACTAACGTGGGATTCAAAATGGTGTATCGCAAAGGAACATAGGACTTAGACCAAATTTTCTTGGCAGCTGACAGTTCATGATAGGCCATGAGCCTTTTCAGCTCGTCAGTAGTTTGGGATCTATTGGCCTGAGTGCGCTTGTTAATAGTACTTTCGAAGTTCTCTGGCTTCAACTTGGGATCAAATTTGCCCACCATTTTGAAGGTTCGAACCATACCCACCCTAAAGAAATCGAATAAGATCTTCTCTACCGTCTCTTGAAAACCAATCTCTTGGTTCCACGTATCATAGAAGAGCTTAATGTCCTCGTCATCAATGTCGTTCTTGAACCCCTTGGCTGCGAAGTTGGTAAGGGTATCTACAGTCGTTCCATAAGACCCCTTGGTCTTGTAAAAATCAATGGCGGTTTGGAAAATACGCTGGGGGTCCGACTGGAGAACTGAAGGCTTACCTACCAGAAGATCCAAGTTCACTCGTCTAAGATAATCGCGAGTCACTACCCGACCGCCCTCATGGAAGATCAAGGGGGAGGGCTCTCCGTCTTTACCCGACAAATAAGCCAGCTCTTTATAAGGCCGTCCCTGCGGGCTAACCTCAATTTCCATCTCGTGGACACCAGGGCGTACCTCGCGGTGGGAGAGAATCTCAGAATTCTCTAACTCTTCATTAATCTTGTCTTTTACTTCTTCCGACATCTTCTCTCCTATCTTCGCGGCTTCTTCGGGAGGGGCTTCAGCACCGCCGAAGGGCTGGTCAGTAAGGTTCGTTTTCTGAAGGTCTTTTGCAACAGCCTTTGTCGATAACCTTCGGGATCTTCTGCTATCTCTATCTTGTCACGGGTCACCTCGGGAATCAATTCCGGGGGGTAACCTTGTAAAGTCCTGGAAGCAAAGCTGGGTCTGTCGTCCCGGGGTTTCAAAACTCCGCCGTGGTGTAGAATACTTTCGGGAAGCATTTCAGACCAGTAGTGGTCATAGACACATCGTCCCGCCAACATAAAAGACGTGTACAAGTCTTTCTTCTGCCTGGAGTGTCCTCCTCCCTTGGGCACATCAAAATGGTACTTACCTGTTTGAGTCTCGGTCACCTCAATCATCTGCATCTGTTGTTTCATATCTTTGATAGTAGCCCACGACTCTTCTTGGGACAAGGAAGGTTGTTCTTCGCGGGGAATGTTCGGGAAGAGCAAATCACGGTGCTCCAACAGCCGCAACGCTGCGAAGTTGGACTCCGCAATAAACTCAGCACTGAAATTACACATGGTGAGAATGTGTCTTCCGGACTTCAGTTGGTGAACTTCGTCTTCTGGGTCCAGAATAGGACCTGCGGGGTGGGCCCTGTTGTTCTCCGCCAGGATGTCCTTAATGGCATCGCCTCCGCCCCCTCTATCCATGTAGATGTACCTAATGTTGAAGGCGTCGCAAAGGTCTTCGAGAACCTCCGCCATTCTGGGGAAAGGCATCTTCTGAATCTCAATCGCATGGACAACCTTGGCAGGAACTCCCAACTCAACCACACATACCGCAAAGGAGTCTTCGGAACGAGCGGGGTCGACACCTAAACAATAAGATTTTCCAACCTCTCCCGCAACCCGAGTTGAGAACCCGGTGTTAGAACAAGCCTCTAAAAGGGAAGCTTTGTAGAAAGCGTCGGTATCAGGAATGAAAGCAGCCTCATACTCCATCCGGAATTCCAAGCTGGACATTTCTCTGCCAGCGGCTTCGATACTCTGTTTCTCCAAGAAACCTTCAGGTAGAAGCCAATAGGGAACACGGAATACAGCATACTTCTCATTGCCCCTTCGCATCTCCTCCCTGTACGCACAGTACAGCTTATAAATATGGTTGAAGGTGAAGTACCCGGAAGAGGTGATGATGATTTGGTTAGTCGCCGTATCCTCGTCCATCTCTTCTTGGGTGAGCAAACCTCTCCTCAACAGATCCCTCTGTCGAGCCACCTTTTCCACATTCTCCATTGGGTCCGCAACAGTAGCGGCCATCGGACGAATAACCATGTTGAAGATTTCTTCAGGAATGTGGGGGAACTCATCGCAAAGGATGGTATAGAAACGCGAACCACGGATTTTGGTACCGTCTCCCAGAGGAATAGCTTGAATAACTGAGGGGTTTTTTATGCCTACCGACTTGAAGTTCAGATAGCAGTTGTCCGCAGCTTTGACCGGGTGCTTTTCGCAGGCGGCCCTCATAATAGGAGACCGCCTGTACACCCTATCAACCTCGTCAAACATGAACTTAGACTGTCGAAAGGTAGGAGCCAGCAAACCGATACGGTGCCCGGGGTAAAGCAACCCCTTCAAACAAGCGAAGACTGCGTTGAGAAAGGTCTTACCCGAACCACGACACATGATGGCCATAACATAGTCCCGAAACCACATAGACCTCAAGACTACCTTTTGAACCGGACTCAATTTCACCAGTAAAAGGTCAAGGGCTGCAATTTCGGGATATTGTCGATAGAACTCTAAGAGTTCCTCAGATTTTTGTAGAAACTCTGGGTCGTCCAGCAGGTTCTGCAAACGTTAGTACCCATCCTTTTCCAGAACTTCATTGAGGCGGTCTTCGGCCTCTTCCTCTTCTGAGAGCAGGGCAGCAACTCTTTCTTCGTCCCTCTTCTTCTGTTCGAGGTCGAATCTCACTACGAGATCTACGATGTTGATGTCCTGCGAAGATCTGGTATCCTTTCGATCAGATCGTCGGGCAAACAGGTTCTCTTTCGCAGTTTGCTTTCGTTTATAGATACGCTCCAAAGCTTGATTAATGTTAACGATAGCGTCAGGGCTATCCTTGGCGGCCTTGAGAAGGCGTGTTTTCATAATGTCGCTTTCAGCAATCTCAAAGATGTCATCGACATCTACCGCAGTTGGTTCTTCGTTTACAAAATCCCCAAGGTACTGCTGTACAATGCCCACGTACCGTTTCTTCTCGGCACCGGTCAACACTCCCCGCTCGGGCATTAGTTTCTTAACTAATTCTGGACTCAGCTTACGTCCCACGA